GATTCAACTATAGCCGTAAGAACCGGCTCAATAGTACGATTCCAATAATTCAACATAGCTTTTTCGTCAGCTGTACCATTCATGACTTCTTCAGTCAGACCAAGTTGACCATAAAGCATTTCAGTCAAATACTCGACTTGACCCATCAGATTATTTTCAGCTGGACGATTGAGCTGCGTGATTTTTTCAGTTCCGTCTGTATAAGCAATACCATACTGACTACCTTTGAGCTGGAATTCGATATCAGTACGACGTTGCTCTGCTTGCTGTCTACGAGCTTCAGATTTAATTACATACGGAAGCTGAATGATCAGATCAAGTTTTCCAGAAGCCGATAGTTCATCAATAGAATCCAACAAATTAAGTTTACGAAGAAGACGTTGCAACGTTGAATTCGGCTCATTCATTACCGAATACAAAGGATTTTCAATAATAGCTACTGTAGATTTATGTAGAGTAATCTCTTCTCGTTGCGCGGTTGCTTCGTTATATACGCTCACACGAACATGTTGAGGATACCACGTTACAATGTCAGCAACACGGAGGGTTAGGATGTCGTATCCACCCGATTGTTCGGGATTAATTGAAGTATCCACCGGAACAAGCGCTGCAACACCTTTATCAAACAATGTCATAGCAACATCTTGTCTAAATGCGCGCGCAGCTTGATCAATATTGGCTTCAACAGTCAAACAGTTATTAAGACCGCTATCAATATCTTCAATATAACGTTTCTCTTCATCCAATCTTACATGACGCATATCAACGGAAGCAACATCAATACTAAGCCGTGTATAAATTGAGGAGATGATTGAACGTTCGTTTGAAATTCGAAGTCTTAGGCGATCTGGTCTAGATCCATTACTTGCGCCGTAAGAAAATCGATCACCATTCACCGGTTGAACCGGCCAAGGAGAATTTCGTGTTCGATCTTGACCTGTTTGATTAGTAAAAACATTCCATGCATGTCTCAACGTCGCACCAAATCGCGCCATAATCACCTCCTTTACTTATAATCATCTACCGAAATCATCTCTATCCCCAACCATGGAACAATGCAATCACAAGTACAACTGCAATTACAATTTGCGCCACACCTGGTAGATTGATTCCGATTCTATCGTTATTCATCATTCAAACGCCTCCTTATTCAACTTATAAGCAATCCAGGCGTCCATAAGCGCTGCAACATTATCAATCTTTTCGTCCTGACGCTTCTTCAAGAGCTTTCGATTTCCATTGGTATCTTCCAGAGTAATAGCATTACCCATTGCAAAGGACATCAGAGATTGATCGAAGATTAAGAGTCGTTCTTCTGCCATAATCTTGATCTCACCCAAAGGAACCGATTCAGTCTTTGCCCCCTGAATAACTTTCTCGATTCCAAAGGGTCCATTCTCTCCTTCCCAACGAGCAACAAATTCTTTTGCATTGTATGGGTCATAACCAAGAGAACGAACATCATACTCAGACGTCAAAATGAATTGATCTAGATCATCATAGACTTGCATCATGTCAAGAATGCTTCCAGGCATCACGTGAAGACTTCCCTCAACAATAAACTCTTCATACTTCTGTCGCATAGCTGCAGGAAGTTTCATCAACGTAAGTTCAGTGATATAACTTCGAGTTTTCACTCCGTACTGTTCGCGTCCCAACGGAAATAGGAAAGTGAACGCACAGAAGTCATCACCTTGTGAGAGATCTGCCCCGAGAGCGCATGGCATTTGCCAGAATTCTCGACGACGATGTGGAAGGGTCTCTTCATACGTGAAGAAATAGGTGTAACCTTCCATTGGAATCCCAAAGCGCTTTGCGAGAATGTCATTTCGAGACGCCGGAGCTTTTTCGGCCCGCTCAACGTCAAGTTGATACGTTTCATAGGAAACCGTCAGCCCCAGATTTGGATTAGCTTTCACCCACATTGATGGATCGGCAACTTCTTCAATTTCGTCAAGTTTGTAATGCCAGATCGAAACATGAGGTGCGTAGTACTCTCCCTTAAGAATGTCAGCAAGTTCCATTTTGATGGTGTCACCGGAACCTGCTCGAACTGTTCCTTCAGAGCTAATAGCTACAATCAGATAGTCCTCAAGTTTCGATGCTCCTTGCTCAACGGCACCTACTACATCCTCTCGAAGATCGCCCGACAACCATTCGTCGATTGTAGAGATCTTTGGACGTAGACCCTGAAGCTTGTTAATGGCCATTGGTCGAACTTCAAGTAATGAACCAGTAAGAAAGTTCTCGATACCTTTCTTTGTTGCAGCCAACTTGACTCTATTAGCTCTTGAGCCCGTTGTATTCTGAAGTGAGCCCTCGGTTAAGAACTTGAACAGAGGTCCTCGAGAACGAACAATTGCAGTACGAGCCGGAGACATAACTTCGTCTGCTTGTTTCATCGTCGGCGCTGTGGTAACTTGATGCGTAGTCGTTGTATCGACATTTAGAAAGTAGCTTTGAATCAATGAGGCATACATCGACTTGGCTGCACCGCGAGCAACTATTAGATACTGCTTAAGAGTTAGACGTTTTTTGATCTGTCTTGTTTCATAATGCCCACCATGATTATCTTTAGTCGGCACATAAACGCTACGTTCTACAAAGTAATACCAACCAAAAATCTGTTCGGCCCAAAGCTTAAACGAATCAAGAAGATGCAGATCAGAGCCATCAGTTAAAGTTAACTCGCCTTCGCAGTAACGGATAAATCCTTCAACTGCCTGATCATCATAGTAGATATTAGGGTTAGCAATGAGCGAATCAATTCGATTCATCTCCTGGGAAATCTCACGATTTACTGGAATTTCTCCCCGGAGAACTGCCTCACGAAACCGACCATAATAGATCGGTACCGCAGTATTAGACAGGCTCACGCTAACCCCCTTTCATTATTTGAGAACTACAGTGGCGCTAAATTCAACGAAGTAAGCTTGCTTAGCGCCATTACCACATTCGGGATCTTGTGGATTGACTCCGCCAAACTCGAGCCCATGACCTGTCTGTCCATCGGAGCAAACCCAGACATGACCTAGTGAATCGGTATCTCCACTTGCTCCAGGAGGACCCGTATCACCTTTGTCACCTTTGTCACCTTTTTGTCCTACAGCTCCAGCTGTTCCCGGAGGTCCCATAGGCCCAGTTGCTCCAGCAGGGCCAGTTGCGCCCGTAGCTCCCGTAAGTCCGGTATCACCCTTTGGTCCAGGAGCTCCCGTAGCGCCTGTATCTCCTTTAACACCTGTAGTTCCTGTTGCGCCAGTTGCGCCCGTGTTACCTTTGTCACCTTGATCACCTTTTGGTCCAGCAGGTCCTGGAATTCTCGGAACTGCCAGTCCAAGCTTTCGAATTTCCCAGGGACGACACGGTTGTCCAACAGCAACCGAACGAACAACACCAGCACGCAGAATTGCTTGAAGTTGTGTGCGTGCTCCAATTGGTTGAAGACATCGTTTACCAACACAGAACGGTCCTGCAAGACGTCGACCTTGATCTGAAGATGTAGCACCAGCTACTCCAGCAACTACAAGTGCGGCGAGTACAAGACCCACAATCCACTTTCTCATAGATACTCCCTTATGCCGCAATGATTGCTGCTTTAACCATTGCCTTCTTAACTTGTTGCGCCGCAACATCGTTTGCCGCATTTTGTGCTGTCTGTTGGCCCGCTTGTCCAAGAATTCTAAGCACAACTTTGTGGGCAAGAGGTTTATCATGATAACGAAGACGCTTAAAATTCTGCTCTAGATTCAATCGTTCATTAAATGCTTTTAGTTCTTCATTCGAAAGAGCTTTAGTTCCACTCTTTTTTGCTACTTGTCCAGACGTACGCGCGCGCACGGCATCGGAATGCGCAGGATGTCCTTCACCACCAGAAGTCTTAACTTTTCTTCTTGTATCGCTGACAATAACTTCTTGTGCTCCTACTGTAGCCTTTCGACGAACACCCCAACGCATTCCTTTGATACCATGATGAGCAAGAATTTCTTGTACGACTTCAGGAGTGTTCATCTTTCTCCCTACGTCGACGATTCAGTTTCAGACTTCTCTTCTTCGGCTTTCTCAGGATTTGGAACGTGACCTAGGCGAACCTGTCTTTCTCTACGTGCCGCATCCTTTTCTTTTTCCTTACGATCGTACTCTTCCTGATCAGTTTCTCTTTCTACTTTTGATTCCTCTTCTCCACCTGCAAGTGCTTCTACATTCTCAATTCCCACTATCTTACCTCCTAAATGGCTTCACCATACACATCTTCTGGATAAATTGGAGGTGGATTAGGATCAACCCAACCATCCTCTTCTCGATGTACATTCAAACGCCACTCAAGTTCCTGAATCTGCCTCTCAGTTGCTGAGATGAGATATGATGTCGTCGGAGGATCAAATAGTTGTCGTGTCTTGAGAAAAACATACGACTTTACCGAATTGTATTGAATATCATCGGCAATAAAATCAGTCCAAACCTCGTCAGGACCATCAATCATAAATCCCGCAGCTGGT